CCGGGGCGACGTTCGCCGTCACCCCAGCCGTCGTGATGCCCACCGAGGCAAAAATTGATTTAAGAGCGTTAGCTATCGACGTGGCAACGCCAGCCGTACCGGCGGTGGCGTCCGACGCGCTTCGAGTGGCATTGCCAACCAGCGTCGCCGCAGTTTTAGCGGCTTCCACCGCTAGCCACTTTACTGCCATCTGTTCTACAGATTCTATAAACTTGATCACCATATCGCCGAGAATGTGTTTCCACGCCGTTGCAAAGGTCTCCGTGCCAGAAAGTAGGCTCCTCAGCTGAGAATTGAAGGAGGACGTGATCGATGTCAGCGCAGCCTGCCACTCCTGGGCGTCTCTTTCGGCCTGCGCAATGACGAGCTTATCATGTTCAGCTCGATATTTCTGATCAAGCAAAAGCTTCTGATCAATAAGCTTCTGATACTGCGCCTCCGATAAGCCGTGGATCTGCGATTCCGCAGCGAGCGCCAGCAGCTCCTCAGTGTGACGGCGATTGAGCGCCGCAAGGAGTTCCTGCGTCTCCTGATCGTAGGTGATCTGATGCAGCTTGACTTCACCCGCAAGGATTTCCTGCGTTTGTTTGTAGGCAGCATCATAAAGCTTGATCTGTGTTTGGTACTGCTCCATTTGCGCGGTGATGGCGGAGGTGTTCGGTACTGCCAGCGCCGGCGCCTGCGGCTTGCCGCTGACGACGCCGGCGAGCTGATCCTGGATCTGCATCTTCGAGGCGAGAATGAGCTTGCCGAGATTCAACAGATGCTCGCGCATCAGAGTTTCCTGCGAGTCGGCGCCGGCCTTCCACTGCGCGCCGATCTCGCTCCAATTCAGCGTGAACACGTCCTTGGCGATCAATCCCATATTGATCAAGGAGCTTGCCAACGACAGCACCGCGTAACGGATTCCCTCGATCTCCTCGTCCCACAAATGGCCGGCCGAAATGATGGCCGTGAAGTCGCCGAGCAAGGTGGTGATGTCGCTGCCGACGCTAGTGAGCGCGCCGCCGAGCTTGGCGACCAGCGTGCCGCCCAGCGCCGTGGCGCTCGCTTCCAGCGTTACCATCTCGAGGTGCATGCGCGACAGCGCCTCGACGGTGTCGTGCGACATGATCGCGCCGGCGTTCTCCGCGCTCTGGCGCAGTTCTTCGATGCCGGCGCGGCCTTTCTCCAGCGCCGGCAGCATGCCGGCGGCACCGCGGCCCATCAGCGTCAGCACGGCGGCGGTCAGATTGCCCCCCGGCGCAAATTTGGACGCCGCATCGGCGATGCGGTTGAGCTGCTCGTCGAGCGGAACGCCGAGCAGCTCCTTCGCTGACAGCCCGAGCGCTTTGAGCGCCAATGCCTGGCGCGAAGTCGGATTCTGCGCCGACTGCAGATTGACCTGCAGCCGGTCCATCGCATTCGTCAGACTTTGCGCATCGCCGCCGGTCGCCTTGGCAATGAAGCCGAGCTCCTGTACGCTTTTGGTCGAGACACCGAGGATGGCGGAGGAGCGCTCGATCTGCTCGCCCATGTCGGCCATCTGCCCGGCGAACGCCAAAATCTTTTCGGCCGAAAACGCCAGCCCGAAGGTGGCGAGCAGGTTCTTTGCTCCCTCGGTGACTTTATCGGTCGATTCCTTGACCGACTCGATCGCCGACTTGGCGTCCTCGACGCCCTTGATCAGCGCGCCGATCGAGGCGGAGAATTGCACGCGGACAGTGTCGGCCATCGATCAGCCCTCGATCTCATCGCGGCGGCGCATGCAATACCGACAGCAGGTGATTGTCGCCTCGCCTTGATCAGTCCTGACTTTTTCGATGAAAGAAAAATCGTGCGGCTTCGGCTCACGATGGAAATCAGGATGCGTCGCGAGATCGGATCCGCATTCGGCGCAACGCGAGCAGGCGTAAGGAGGCATCGACCCCCAGGCTTCACATTTGCCGCACCTGCATCGATAATATTGCATTGACTCTTCAACCTCGAATGAAGCCGTCTGGATAGAGCATCTTGATCTCCGCTGCGGTCGGAGCACGCGGCTTATCGTCGTCGGAACTTATCTCAGGCGGCGGCTTGTAGCCGATGAAACCGGCGACTAGATCGCGCAACGGCGGATGCTTGCGCCAATAGTTGAGCAACGCCATCACATCATCGAAGACCATGTCCTCGATCTGCGCCGGCGTCCAATTGGTGTTGGAGATCAGACGCCCAAACAGATTTTCCCAGAACTCTAACCAGTTGCCTCCGCCGCGGGCGCCGGAGGGTTTTCCGCCTCGGCTTTCTTGAAGCCGGCGAATTCAAGGATGGCGGAGACGGCGGCGCCGATCTCGTTGACCTCCGCCTCGATCGCCATTGTGTCGATCGGCTTCGGATCCGCGCGCTTGAGCGCAATCGCCAGGATCGAGAACGAAATATCATCCTTGTCGCCGGAGAATGTCTTGGTGACCTCGCGCATCTGCCCGAGGTTGAGCTTGGGGACGGAATAATCGATACCGCCCAGCGTCACTGTGATGCTGGCCATGATCAGAACGTATCCGGCAGTGACCACTGGCCCATGAGGCCGGCGGCATTGACGAAGCATTCGGCCTCGAAATCCGGCAGCGCGAAGTCCTCGAGCTTGGTGCCGAACGAAAGCTTGGCGCTCACTACGTTGTAGAGCTGCAGCGTCAAGCCCAGATTCGTGGTCGGGTCGACGGTGTAAAGATTGGCCCCAAAGCTGATCGTCGGACCGATCAAGGGATTGGGAATGGCGATGCTCTGCCCCGACGTGCTGATCGTGTAGTTGTAGGAGATCAGCACTTTGGCGGAAGCGTCGCCAGAATAGAAGGTATAGACGCCGGTCGCTATAACGACGCTGTATTGCCCCTTCGCCGAAACCAAAGCAACCCGCGTCAGCGGCAATCCGGTCGCGGCGTAAACGACGCCCTGGTCCTGTACGTAGGCCGCGGCGTTGGACACCGTGACCGTGTAAGTCGAAACCGCCGGCACCGTACCGGCTTCGCCGACAGCCGTCGTGGTCTGGCCGGAAGTCAGCGACGTGCCGTAATAGAGCGAGGCCAGCACCAGGCCGCTGATGCGCGCGGTCTTGGCCTTCAGCGTGGTCTTGACCGTGCCGGCGCCGACCGCCAAGGCACGGCGGTTCTGACCAAACAACGACTTGAGCGTGCCCGCTTCGTCGTAGGTCACCTCTTGCACCAGACCGAAATTCGTCGGCGTCGGATTTGCTCCCGACGGAGTGCCGATCAAAACGCCGGAGCCGAATGAATACATGGTCGAGCCCTCCTAAAGAGCCAAGGGGAAACAAGCAAAAGGTGACGCTTCAGCCGGCCTTGTTGAGACGCGCCTTGAGATCCTCGAGCGCCTTCTGCAGCACGTTCCAGCACTCGGTGTTGCGCGACATGGGTGTGTTGACGAAGTTCGCGGCGACCCATTGATTGATCACCGCATCATACTTTCCGGCTGCGGGCGCAGTTTCGGCTGCGGGTGCTATTTCGTCGGCCATGAACGTCTATCCTCTATGGCAGGATGATCTCGATCGGCATGACGCTCACGCTCTTGCCGGTCGTATCGCCGGCGGCGCGACGGCCTTTTCCCTTGAGCATGCAGGAATAGAGCAGGCCGCCGAGCGTAAAACGATTGACGATGGGATTGTCGGGCGCCAACGCCGCCTCGATCGATTCGATGAAAAAATTGACCTGCGTCGACGGGATCAGATTCTCGTCGGTGCCGACGTCGGTGTAGAGGATCGCCCAGACGATGAGCTTGCGAACCGCCGGCACGCTTGGCGACGGTCGCTCCCATTCGTCGTCGTCTTCGACCAGAAACAACGCCGGCCGATCGTTGCCGGGAACGTTTTCAGGATCACGCAGCCGCCGTGCGCAAGAGACCAGCGGCACGCCCTGTGCCGTAATACTCGCGAGCTGCGCCACCAGCGCATCCATGATCGCTTCGCGGGTCGCGCCCATCAATCATTCCCGGCTTCCGACTGATCGATGGCACCCGACGCCGCCATGGTTCCCGCTGCCGTCAACCTTGCCTGGATATCGTCTTTTTGTTCCTGCAGCGTCGCATTGAGCACCGAATGCGGTTTGATGTTCGCGCCGGGATGATGCACGACGGCCGCGAACAGTTCGCCGCTGGTGGCCAGAAAATGCAGCGCCCTGACGTTCTTTGCAGCGATGACCCGCGGCGGCGTGTGGCCGCCCCATTCCAGAACGCCCGCCCGCGGATCCTTGGTGAAGACCTGGCCGACGACGCTCTTCGGATTGACCTTTACCTTTTCCTGGAAGCTTTCGAGATACGTTCCGGTGATGACTTTCAGGACGTCGCCGCCGGCTTTTTCCTTGACCGCTCCATAAAGCAGCTCGGTCAGGAGCGTCACCTCGCCGACCAGCGCATCTTTGACGACATCGGGCAATCGATCGAGCTTACCTGATAGATCACCCGTGTTGACTGTGACGCGGAGCATCAGACGCCTTCCGCCTTGCCCGCAATAGCGCCCGCAACAATGCGAGTGCCAGGATCAACTTCAACGATGTTGTAAAGCTCCACGCCAGGAATGAACGGGCCATCTTCGGAAGTGCCAAGGATGATCCGATCGTTCTTCTGCAGCGGCAACGGAAAGCCTTCTCTGGCAAGGTCCGCTTTCAGAACGATGAATTCGCGCAGGCCTTCGCTGATGGCGGCGCCCTTGTCGCCGGCGCCGATCGGCGTCGTCGGCTGATAGGCGCGAAACACCGCCTTGACCACGGCGTCCTGCGTCGTGACATTCGGCGCCTGGCCGTTGACGCGGCGAAACAGGATCCGCTGCCCGATGCGATCGAGCATCCGGCGATAGCCGGCAACGGCATTCAGCTCGAGCACCGTCATGCGATCACCGGCACGCGATAGCGGTCAAGCATCGCCATGATATTGGGCGGCAGATCGCCCTCCGATCCGGGGCCACTGCCGAACCAATATTGCGCCTCATAGCCGCCGGAAATATTCTCGGAACGCAAGCCGGGATCGCGGGTTCGCGCAAACCAGCGTGCCTTGATCAGCTGCATCGCGGCATCCGAGAGATCGTCGGGGATCTCTTCGTAGCCGGCTTGATACTCGATCCAGATCGGCAGCGCGTTCCAGCGCCGTGGCATCTGATCGATCTGAAAGAGCCGCGTCAGCCAGCCTTTGGAAAACTCCGGATTGCCCTCGCTGTTGTAGTCGGACAGAAAATCGATGCCTTCCGCCAACGGCTGCGGTGTCAGCGGAAAATTCTCCACGGCGAGGATATAGGGCGGCAGCGCCGCGCCTGTCGTCGTAAGCCCCGACGTGGGCAGCGTCCAAGCCTCTTCGATCGGGATCGGTATCGCATTCTGCAGCGTCTCGCCGAAAGTCGTTGTGCCGATGTAGACGTTGTAACCCGTGGCGACCTGATAGAAGTCCGGCCCCGGCGCCGCGATCGAAATGAGATTGTTTGCCGCGACTGGAAGGAACGCCTCGATCGAGGCTGCGGTCTCTCCCGTCGGCGTCACATAGGTGAGCTTGACGTAATAGATCGCGGCGGCAAGCGAGCCACCGCCCACTGCAGAAAGTGTCGGCTGCTGCGGCGGCGTCGCCCCGGCAGTCGAAGGTTGCGAAGCAAGCGGCCAGCCCGAAAGCTGCAGCGGAAAGAAGCCGGTCGGCAGTTGCCAGGGATAGGGATCGCGGTATGCCCAGAACTTTTCCTGATAGGTCTGCGGCTGGAAAACCCGGTCGCAATAGCGCGAGATCAGCTTCGATGAGCGCGTGATCGCCTTCAGCAGCCAAGGATCATGCGTCGTCGACTCGATCATGATCTCTTGCTTGACATCGGCAAGATCGATCAGGTCGAGCGGCTGCTGGCCGGAGAATTGCGTCTCCGCCGCCATCTTGACGGCTGAAATGATCGTCGGCGCCATCGCCGCACCTCAGTATTCGGCGACGATATTGGTGGCAGTGGTGAGCGTGGCAAACACCTGAAGCGCGCGGACCTGCAGATAAGTGCCGGCCGGCACCGCTGTATAGATCACGGTCGATCCGCCTACCGTCGTGAGCTTGACATTGCCGGCGCCGCCGACCCAGAGCCGCTTGCAGCAGGTCGGCAGGTTCGCCGTATCGCTCGGAGTAACAGCGGCGGCATACTGCGCCGGACCGAGAAGGTCGTTGCCAGTGCCGGCAAAAGGATCGCCCATCAGCCGTTCCCTTCTGTTGTACCAGCCTGCTCATTGCCGAGAATTTCGCCGAATGCAGCTTTGACCTCGGCCGTTTCGGCGCGGATGCGCTTGACGCCTTCCTTGCCGTTTCTGACCTCGGTCGAGAGCTCGGTCAGCGCGGCGGCAGCGTCGAGCTTGAGATCATCGATCTCTTTCTTCAATCCGGCGAGGCCGACGCGGACCTGCGCGGCCAATGACTTGCCACCGATTTCCGGCATAGGAACCTCACGCGGCTTCGCGCCGCTGAATTGTTTGATCGCATCTCCAAGCATGCGATCGAGTTGGGCGCCCGCAGGCGTCACGTAGGGCGGACCGTCGCTGTCAGGTGGTTGGCGATCGCGGTCGCCAGCGCCGTCGTCAACGGCGTGTCGTTTTTCAGATCCGCCATCACCATATCGCGCACGCCGTCGACCAGCGCCCCGATCGTCAGATCGGTGGGTTGTGTGCCGCGCGCCTCGATGACAAGGAGCCGCATGTTGCGATCGAGGGGCATCAGACTAGACCGCCTGGTGCAACCGCGTTCTTGAGCTTGCGCGCCGCCTTGGTGAGATAGGTCTGCGGCTTATGCGCCAGCGCGGGCTTTGCTTCGCCTCCCGCCGGCCACGCCGGCGGATTGGCCTGGATCGCGCCTTCGGCCTCCAGCCGCACGGCGACGTCGTCGGGCAGCAAGGCGCGACTGCCGGCGCTATACGGGCGCATGTCGCGGGTAAACGTCACGTGTTTCATTCCGCGGCCTCTAATCTTTGTGCGACGGGCTGGAGCATTTCGGCGATGCAGCCCGACCACGCCTTGCCGCCGGCATGCGACAGCCAGATCATCGGATCGATGAAGACCTTGCCGCCGAGCGCGCGCCAGTTGTGGCAGAACAAAAAATCCTCGCCGCCTTCGGTCTCGTCATTGAACTTGAAAAAGCGGTAGTATTTTTCCTTGACTGCCGCCGACATGCCGTCGTGGCCGTCACGCTTCCATTCCGGATGCGCGGCGATCAGCGTTTCGAATACGCCGCGTTCGATCTTCATGAACGCAGTGCCGACGGCCTCGACCTCGATCGCGCCCATAGCGTCTTGATTGAGCATCGACTGCGCGTCTTCCAGAAAGCTGACGCACCAGACGTCGCGATCCGAGTTCGGCTTGTCGACCCGCTTGCGCCCGACGCCGGCGATCACCGGCTTTTCTGATGCCAGCAACCGCACTACGGCTTCGGGGCGCCAGCCCATATCGTCGTCGACGAAGATCAGGTCGCTGCATTGCGAAGCAAGGAACCTGGCGACCAGCTCGTTGCGCGCGCGCGGCAGGTTGGATGATCCGATGACAAAATGCGACCACAGCTGGATGCCGGTCCGCTCCAGATGCACGCCGGTATCGGCATAGGAGATCGTATATTCCAGCGCCGGAGATCGCGCCACAGGCGTGCAGATCATCGGGCGACGAGAGCGCGCACGATCGAGGCGTGCCTGCGCGGCTTGGGCTTCCGTGGGCGTAAAGAGCTTCGCAAAGCGGCAGATCAATGCGGCGTAATCGGAGCCAGCTCGCCACGCCTTGAACTCGGCCACGTCCTCGGCGAGCCATTTCATCTGCCGGGCGTAGGTCGCATCAAGCACATCACCATGTTTGAGCGGATGATGGTGCTCGACACGGACGTCCATCAAACAAGTCCAAATCCCGAACCGCCGCCCGATCTCTTCCCAAAAATCATCGGCGCAAGAATGCCGCACCATCGGCGGTTGCCAGAATTCCGCGCAGCGGAGCACATCGCCGCGCCAAACCGTGGCGCTGTGCATGCGCCGCGGCGCCTGCCAGCCGTCGTCGCAGGACGCGATCCCGGATTTCAGCGCCTGCTCGATCAACCGTGTATCCCAGCCGAACGTGACTGGAATGTTGTCGTCGCAGATTTGGCCGTACCACTCATGATCGGGATGCTCACGCAGAAAGCGATTAAGCACCTGCGTGAGACAATGATCGTCGGGGTGCTGACACTGTGCCGTCCAGCCTTCAGGTAGCGGCAGCGACGCAAGATCGCCGGCCTGGTCGGGGCCGAGAATGACGACGCCTGGCGTCGACACTCCGGTAGCGCGCATCGCCTCAAGCAATGAGATGACGCGCGCCACACGATTAAGGCTGGCTAACACCCACATGGCGGATCAGCTGACTGGCGCCGCCAACTGATCGAAGCCGCCGAGCACCAGGCCGACTGCCTGGATCTGTGCGGTATCGGTGCCGGCTGCCGACAGATGCGGCAGGCCGAGCACACGCAGATAACGCTGCGCGCTGCCGAGATTGATGCCGGGCTGCGGCACCGGATCGTCCGCCGTGGTCTGCACCGTCATTCGGTAGATGCCGGCGACCGTACCACCGCCGGAGGGCCCGGTTGCAATCACTGCCGAAGCTTCGGTTGCATAGGCGGTCCACGTCGAGTTGTCCGGTGAGCTGTCGACTTCCAGATAGAGCGACAGCGTGTTCCCGGACCCGAGTTTTGCCGAGTAATAAATCTCGACGTCCATCGAGCGCGGCATAGAGCCGGTCGAGAGACCTTCACGATCGACAGAAGACGATGTGAAGGTGATGGAATCCGAACCGCCGCCGGCGGTCCACGAATAGGCAGGCGACAAGATCGATTTGGGATCGATCAGCGCGGCCATGTTTTTCTGCAGGACGATGTCCGACATGAAAGTATTCTCCAGCGAGAGGGGAATGAGGGTGAAGGGTGCCGGTGTTTAGCCGGCACCCGCGATCACTGTTGGAGCGCTTACGACAGCGCCGGCGCCCAGATCACGCCCTGGTTGACCGCGATCGACGGCAAGTGGCGCATCTGGAAGTCGTGCTCGGCGATGGCGCGGATCAAGGTCTGATCCTTCTGGAACGCCGACTGCAGATTGTTGTTGGCATCGTAGTAGGTGCCCTCGCGGGAGACCGCGAGCTCAAGCTGCATGGAGTCGAGGATCAGTGCATCGTCCATCTCAACGAGGAAGATGAACGTGCCGATCTTGGACGCCGCGTTGGTGTCCCACAGATTCGTTGGAATCTGCGTCGACTTCGAGAATGGATAGCCGAGCAGCGTGCCGCGGCTCAATTCGTCGCGGTACACATAGACGCCGAGCGAGTTGAGCAGGTTGTTGAGGTAGTTGAAGATGCGCGGATGGAAGAACCAACGCCGGCGGATATCCGACACGTTGGCGGCGTCGAGCTTCTCGACCAAACCAGCCAGTTCGTTCGCCACCGTGGTGAGCGTGTAGCTCTCGTTCGAGGTGATGAACTGGCCGCCCACCGCATACGTGGAATCCGCAGTTGATAACCAGACGCCGACGGTGCCGCCCTGGTTTGCCACATAGTTGTTGGCAAAGCCGAGGAAACCTTTCGGAGTGTCGGACGTACCGTCGCCGGTGAGGAAGGCGAGATCCTCGCGCAATGCCGTGACCTTCACCAAATCGTCGCGCACGAAGGCGTCGGCGGCCGGCGAGGCATAGCGCATCAGGTCGTTGGTGACTGGAACAAGAGCCGTGAGCTTCTTGTAGGTTGCAACGATCTGACCGAGGCCCTGCTGCGAGGCATTGATCTGGCCGGTCTCGGAGCCGTAGGTCGCGGTTGCGGCCGCGGTCTGCCCCGGCAAGGTCATCGTGCCGCGCGGCATCGGCATGGTGCGCGGATTGGCCGCTCGCACCACGACGCGCGGACGAAGGAGCTCGATGATCTCGTTGACGTATTCTGGCGGAACAATGAAGCCGCCCGACGGGCCGATGCCGGCCTGCAACGCCTTACGAGTCCCGGTGGCAAAGCCACGGCACAGCGCTTCCGTCACCGGATGGCGCTCGCCATAGTTCATCTTCGCCATTTCCATGCCGGTCGACGGCATGTAACTGCCCATATACATCGCCTTCGACATGCCGATGGCGATCAGGCCCTTGTTGGTAGTCAAGCCGGCAGCCTTCGCCGCTGCGTCGCTGGTGTATGGATCGTTCTCGGCCTCTGCTGCAACCGTCCGCACCGGCAGTTCCTGGCCATCGACCGCCCTGGCGTTCAATCGGCCGGCGTTTTCGACATCCTCGAGACGCTTGATCTCGGCGTCGTACTCTTCGGTCGTCGCCTTCATCTCGGTGATGACATCATCAAACGCCTTCTTCAGCCGGTCGTATTCCGGTTGGTCGCTCTTCTTGAAGTCTTTCTTCTCAGCGAAGGCCTTGAAGGCGTCGAAAGTCGTAGTGCGCTTTGTGGCAAGCGCATCGAGGGCCGCTGCGCGCTTGGCGCGCACTGCCGCGATCGTCATGACAGTTCTCCAATTTTTTGGAAAAGCACCATTGCGGATCGGGCGTGTCGCGATGCGACCGCTCGGTGCGGGAGATTTTCAGGTCGTTGGCTTGCCCAAGGCCGTTAGGGCATTCCCGGCGTGTCGCCGGAATTTCAGAGAGTGACCGCGCGCTCCATGACCTCGGTCACACGCTTGCGCGCCTCGACCTCGGCGGCGAGCTCCTGGTCAGCGTTGCTCGGGTCGGCGACGTCCTCACCCTCCTCGCCATCCTCGTCAGCGTCGTTGCCGTTCTCGGCCGGCTTCTTCTTCGCCGCCTTGCGCATCGCTTTCAGATGCTCGCCGAGCGAAGTGCCGTGATCCATCATGTCGACGAGGTTGTCGTGCAGGAAATCGTGCAGCTCCGCCGCTTTTTCGTGGCAGGCAGTCATTCCCTTGAGGCATTTGCCGATCTCGGCCAGGTGCTCCATATTCTCCTGGCTCAGCACGCGGCCGGCCTTGCGGAAAGCGGCGCGCAGCGCCTTGACCTGCGGCGTCGCTGCAGCCTCGACATAATCCTCGTCGGGCGGCATGACGTCGATGCCATGCCCGGCTAGCAGCTCCGCGGTTTCTTCTTGCGTCATAGCGACAAGCGCCGCGGCGGCGTCCGTCAAAATTCCGGCGAGCATTTCAGGAAGCTTGCTCGCGTCCCTCTCGACCTGCTGCTCAAATACCGCGTGATCGTGGATGAAGTCGAGCTGCCAGAGCACATGAGCGAGCTCGGCGCATTCGTAGAGGCCCTTGATCTTGATCTTGCCGTTCTTGCCGTATTCGATTAGTTTGGTCACCGGGACCAGGAGGCCCTTGCCGTCGTCTTTCATCTTGGCCTCGTAGTGATCGATGACGGCGCGCGCCGACTTTTTCAGATCGTCGGGCACGTCGGTCCCCGGAAGCCGCGACGCCGCGGCGCGAATGCCGGCGGCAACTGCGGTCAGCCGGCCGCTGCTCATCTTGGCGAACGGTTCCTTGTAGGAGCCCTTCAGCTTCGGCTTGCTCGCATCGTAAAACAGGAAGCCCTTGCGCGCGAGCGCAGTGTTCGGCTTATCACCATCGAAGCCGCAATGATCGAAGATGCTCTTTTCCGCCGCCGGGCCGTCCCAGGACGAATCCTTGTCGATCGGCAGGTTGCGCGAAGCTCCGACTTTCCACGATGCAGCTTTGGTTGACGTTGCCATGGATCGCTCGATGGTTACGGCGTTGGAATTTGCCGGCACGCTGACGCCGGACAATTCCATCAGCGCCCATTTGTTGTAACGCACGCCGCCGTCTTTGATCTGCTCGTATTCGATCGGCTGGAACCCGACTGAGACGGCGCGCAGCACGCCGGTCTTGTAGAGCGCACAGATCTCATCGGCCTTGGTGGAGATGCCCTTCGGGGCGAAATCGATCAGCGCCTCGACGCGACCGTTCTGCACGGCGACCGCAGCATTGCCGATCGGCGCTGACGGATCGTGATTGAATAGCACAATCGGATTGGCCTTGTAGCTGTCGAGCACGCACCCTTCCGGCACCATGATGTCCTTGACCCGATCGACAGTCGGATCGGAGGCGATCACGCGGATCTGCCGCTCGCCAAGCATATTGTCCGCCAGCACGCTGCCGGAGACGTATTTGAGCTGCATCCGAGGCCCCTTCTTCGTAAGCCAGTCGCGGCGGTCTTCAATCTGCGGGCGACCAGCGGCAACAAGATCGAAGGCCTCGTCCAGAGAAAGACCCCGATGCTCACTCAACCAAACGGCCACGACCAGCGGAGCTCGCTCGATGCCCTTACGACAGTGGACCAATAAAGTCTTTCCGGCAGCGTCCCATGCTTCTATTTGATCGACGGCCTTAGCGAGAGCCACAGGATCGACGGATTTGTCGGTCGCCATAATAGGGATATGAACGCAACCATCGGTCTTACACCACGGGACATCAAACACATTCAAACATTCGAAGCCGAGGTTTTTAGCCGGTCGGCACGCCTTAGCACTTCCAACATAGACGCCGAGAATTATCTCGTCCGCATCGCCAGCAAGATCATCCTCCGCTGAGTTGACCGGCGGGTTTCCCTGGTTGTCAGCAATGATCGCTTCCAGTGCCGCCTTATCGTCGTCATCAATAAACACCCGCTTGTCGATATCGGCGGGGACTCTGGTCATCGCCTCGTCGTCGACTTCGCGGACATAGGCTTGCATTTCTTCTTGGTACGCTTGCCAGTCGCCGCCGAGCTCTTCAACGCGGCGTTTCTCGCAAGGATTGCCGCAGCTTTGGTGCGCTTCGTTATACTCCTTGCCCTCGTTCATCCCGAGCCATTCGCCGAGCTCGTGATAGGGCAACGTCAATCCTGTGTTGATCTGCGTCTTCGGCAGGATCGTCGGCACACTCACATCGATATAGACGCCGCGGCCGTCGATCGAGCGATTGGCGAGCCATGGAATGGTGTGGTCGCGATCGATGCGACAAGTGTCGACCAAAAGTTTGATGCGAGCAAAGAACGCATCGTCGATTGCCGGAACATTGTTCCGGTGCGCATGGTGACCCGCCGACATCTTAATGCGCTGCGCCGTTCGGTTTTGGCGACGCCACGCCCGGCTCCGGCATGCGACCGTCTTCCGGACGGCCGGCGCCATCAGGCGCGGTGCCGGTACGATCCGAACCGATCGCCGCGAGATTGACCGGCTGATTGATCTGCCAGCCCGGCCCTTCCGGGAGTTCCTCGACCGGCGGTAATTGCTCGCCGGCGCGAACCTCGTTCACTGCCGCCCAGGCCGCGCCGCCGAGCGCGATGCGATTGTTTGCGAACCGCGTCTTGGCGTCGCTGCGCAACAAAATGCGCTCATCGAAACTGACTTTGATGTCTTGAGACGTCAGATCGAAGCTCTGCTCGATGCGCTGCTCGAGCCGATGCAGATCGGGCATGATCGCCGACGTCACGTAATCGTTGGTGATCGCCTCGATGTCGATGCCGCGAAGTTCTGTCGCGCCGAGCTTGAACGGCGGCACGCGATAGAACCGCGCGATGTCCGCCACCGAGAAATTCCGCTGCGCCATGAACTCTACATCGACCGATGTGAGTTGCAACGGCTTTGCTTCGATGCCGTCCTCGAGCACCACGGTCTGCCCGGTGTTTTCGAGACCGGATTTAAGTTCGTCGAATTGCTGTTTCAGGCGTTCCGCAGTTTGCTTCTGCAGCGGCTTCTTCGACTCCAAGATCATCGACGGCCGAGCGCCGTTTTTCATCCAGCGCGCTGCTTGTTGCTCCAACCCCATGGCGACGCCGATCGCATCGCGCGCATTGCCGATCGTCGAGAGACCAACCAGCGCATTGAACGATAGCCCGCGCAGGTGGAACATATCCTCGGACGCGAGCGTCGGCGGGAATTCCCGCAGCATCGCGATCTGCCAGAGCCCAAGCCTGTTGACGTTGTAGAAGATCTGACCGTCCCAGGACTCCATCACCAGCACGGCGTCTGGATTGACCGGGATTAGCTCTTCGACCTGGCCGCGCTTGGTGATGCCCTTCTTCGCCGCGTAGCCGTTGCCGCGCAGCAAATAGCCCGACATTGTCTGTTCGATGAACTCGAACCACGTCTGCTGCTCGTTCGGCTTCTTGAATAGCTCGACGACATCGTGCTCAAAAATACGCTCGCGCGATCCGCTTTTCTTTTCCTTGAACAGCCGCGGCGTGCAGCGCGCCACGTCCTGGGAACGGATAGTGACGCAGGCATAGACTGCCGACACGGCCATCGCCGTGCCCTGGCTGATCAACAGTCCTGTTGCGGATGGCGTCGAACCGAGCGTCGGCAGCCAGCCGCCGCCGCCTTGGCTCGCGCTCACGCCGGACGCGGCGCCGGCATCCTTGGCGACCAGAGCGGCGCCGGCAGCGCGAATGCGCGAGATCAGGCCCATCTACACCACCAGGAAGCTGCGGCCGGGCTCGCGGTCATAGATGCTCGACGTGGCCGTCGGATTCATTCCGATCACCACGGCGGCATCGAACAGCGCCATCAGGGGATCGATCTTCGCCGTTCCCGCCGCCTGCTTGGTGATGGTGATGGCGTTGCCTTTCGGCTCGACTTTGGCGTTGCCGACACACCAGGCCATCAGCGGCTGGGCGGCGTGGACAAGCTTCTTGCCGGCGAGCTGGCGTGCCGTCGTCGTGATGGCACCGGTAAGCTTCCAGCCCTGCGGCACGCCGACGAAAGCTTTCTCGGTATCGATGTCGCGGCGAGCAATCTCTTCGACGATGGCGCTGATGCAATATTGATCGACGCCGATCGAATGCTCTTCCGGCATCTTGCCGGTCAGCCAGATCTTTTCGACCAGGTCGCCGAGCTCGGCAACGTCGTCGCCGACCTCCTTGACGATGACAAGATCGCCGTCCTTCTGGAAATCCAGAAGCCGCGGCGCGACGTCGGATTTGCGCCGGTCAAATACCGAGCGATGGGCCCACGCCTTCGCCCACACCAGCCAATCCTGCGTTTCGGCATCACGGCCGAGCACGATGGTGCCGAGTAGATCATCGAGGCCACCGCCGTCGATCCCGACCACGATCACATCGGATCGTTCGATCAAGGACTCGAACGTCAGGGTCGGATCGCCGCAGGCCTCCCAATAATCGGCGCCGGCCCAGCGGTCGGTATGCAGCGCCAGGCCGATTTCTATGTCGAGATGCTGAGAGGCCCAGCCGCGCAATTCCTCGTCGCCGGTCTCGAGCGCGGTCTCGTAATCCTCGATCAGCCGCGGCACCGTGATCGAGCGGCCGACGTTCGGATTGACCATCGGCCAATTGGTCGGATCGCGCCAGGCGCCATTGTCGATCAGCACCCGGGGAAACTCGTAAAGCACCGGCAGCATGCCGCGCGCCGGGATCTTCCCATCGCGGATCTTGCGGGCCTTGAGCAGCTCGGCCTTGAATGCGCCCGCCGGCGGCTTGTCGGACTGCGTGGTGATGAACGCCAGAAAGGCCTCGGGGAACGGCAACAGGCCGCCACGGATCTGCCGGATCACGTTGGCAGCGCCGGAGATTTTGCCGAGCTCATGCAGCTCATCGATCAGCACGCCGACCGGCTTGACGCCGGTCAGCACCGAGGCGTCGAACGTCTTGATCTGCAGCGATGAAACGACGCTGCCGCGATAGGTGATCTTCTTGACGTGCTCCTGGATCCTGAACCGCCGAGACAGCTCGGCGTCGGCGCCGATCATCCCGACGGCCTGGTTGAACGCCAGCTCCGAGATCGCCTGCGTCGGACCGATCAACAGAAACTCAGCCCGTGGTCGGCGGTTCATCATCTGCGCGGTCAGCATCATCGCCGCGCCGTTGGTCGTCTTCGAGTTCTTTTTCGGGATCATCAGGAACAGCTCGCGTACCAGGCGCGCGCTGTCGACAATCGATCCGAATAGCGCCGTCAGAATTTCGCGGAACCATTCGCCGCTGGCCTGCTCGAGCGCCGGCGTGCCGGGCACGTCGGGAAGCTTCAGCGAGTTGAAGACCTCGATCGCCCTGATCGCCAGCTTTTCATCGAGCGGCAGATGCGGAACGAGCGATCGGCCATCCGTGATGCGGTCTTCCCAATCGATGCAGGAGAAGTCCCAAGCCATAGGCCCTCGCAGACCTTCTCAAAAAAAATAATTTCAGGATTTTTCAGAGCAAAAAAATCTCCCCGTGAGGTCGCGCCAGGCGCCGTTGTCGATCAGGGCCCTGGGAAATTCGTAGAGCACCGGCAACATACCGCGCGCCGGAATCTTGCCGTCGCGGATCTTTCGCGCCTTGAGCAGTTCAGCCTTGAACGCGCCGGCCGGCGGTTTGTCCGATTGCGTCGTGATGAATACCAGAAAGGCCTCCGGGAACGGCAACAGGCCGCCACGGATCTGCCGGATCACGTTGGCAGCGCCGGAAATCTTGCCGAGCTCATGCAGCTCATCGATCAGCACGCCGACCGGCTTGACGCCGGTGAGCACCGAAGCGTCGAAGGTCTTGATCTGCAGCGATGAAACGACGCTGCCGCGATAGGTGATTTTTTTGATGTGATCCTGGATCTTGAAGAGCCGCGACAACTCAGGATCGGTAGCGATCATGCCGACCGCCTGGTTGAATGCCAGCTCCGAGATCGCTTGCGTCGGACCGATAAGCAGAAATTCCGCTCGCGGGCGGCGGTTCATCATCAGCGCGACGAGCATAAGCGCCGCACCGTTGGTGGTCTTGCTGTTCTTCTTGGGGATCATCAGGAAAAGCTCGCGCACCATGCGCGCGCCGTTTTCCAGGGACCCGAACAACGCCGCAACGACGTCGCGAAACCATTCGCCGCTGGCGTCCTCGAGCGCCGGCGTGCCGGGCACGTCTGGAAGCTTCAGCGAATTGAAAACCCCGAGCGCGCGGTTTGCGATCTTTTCATCGAGCGCGAGCTTAGGAATGAGCGAACGGCCATCCGTGATGCGGTCTTCCCAATCGATGCAGGAGAAGTCCCAAGCCATAGGCCCTCGCAGACCTTCTCAAAAAAAATAATTCCAGGAATTTTCGGAGTGAAAAAATCTCCCCGTGAGAAGCAACCGGGTTCCTGGGGCGCCGCACGCGATGATTAAACCCGCCACCCCCTACCCCCTCGCGGCTTCGGCAGTCCGGCGCGCGCGTTCGGCTTCGGTCTTGCGGCCGTTGCAAGCCGGGCAGCGGATCATAACGTTGGCGCGATCGAAGTCGGCGCCGCCGTCCTTGCGTTCCTTGATGTGATCGAGGTAGCGCAGGCCCGGCGCGTCAGGCGCCGCGCAAAAAGGATCGCCACAGCGTCGGCCGCGTTCACGAAAGACTTGCCGCCTGAAGTCCCGCCATTCTGGCGATAAATAGAATTCGTCAGCGCGTTTCGGAGGCGAGCGGACAGATTGGATGTTGGCGAGCTTTACGCCAGGTTTGGCGACTCGCATCAGTTCGGCTTGGGCGGCGTAGACAAAGGATCATCAAGCAGGCGGTTCCATTTGGCCGTGGCTGGATCGATCTGCTCTGCTTCCGCAACCTGCGGCGCTGGCCGTATGTCGAACAAGGGACCGTCGCTGCCCTTCTGCAGCTTCGTCAGTTCGTACATATGCCGAGGCGTGAAGCCAAAGCACTTGGACAGCTCGGCCATATATTTGAAAGCGTCGTCGCGGCGACTGACGGCGGGATTGGTGCGCGGCATCTTATCGCCCGAGATCGTCCTGACCTCGACCGAGTAGCCTTTCGCCATCACCTCTTCGTTGGCTTGAACGAATTCAGCGACGTAAACGCAGAACGCCGCAAGCATCCAGCCATCGGTCGATGACAAGAGGTTGAGCTTCTCGAGGTGTGCGCTGGCGTCTTTCCAGACCCGCGCCGCGGCGGCGAGCAGCGGGCCGGTCAGGAACATCGGCGGTGGCACGGGGAAGTCCGCCGTCGACGGCGCGTTGGCGAGCAGGACGGCAAGCTTTTCAGCCTCGGCCAATACGTTGCTGGCTTGATCGGATCGGCGCGGCTTGGCGCGACGCTTCGCCCTTGGCTTGATGGTCTTTTTGCCGCGCGCTTTTTGGCTGCGTTTTTTCATATCGATCTGCGGCTATGAGCTTGAAGGGCAGGCAGGCGTTGAGGCGAACGCCGACGTAGCCCCAATCATCTGCATTGCGCAGCCATCCGCCGACGATCTCAGCTTCGCACGCCGCGTCGGCAAAGCCGGCATGCTCGAGAGCAACGAGGAAATCGCGTGCTTGTTCGCGGTCGAGATGCCCGACCGGCTCACCGTGAATGATCACAGCGACCGCGCGACGATCGTGCGCATTGTTCGGATCGCGCGCCAGCAGCGCCGCGCAGCGACGATGAAAGCCGTCGCTGCTGCGGCGGCCGCCCAATCGATCCAACGTGGCTTGGTGGAACGCGGTTCCGACAATGCGAAGGTCAAAGCGCCCGTCGCCGACGACCACGCCGCGGTTACGGGCAAGACCGAAGAGCCAACGCCACAACCCCACTTGCCGCCTCCTTGTGACGGGGGAACCGGCGGATTCTAGCCTGAATTCGTGGGATTTGACAACACTGCGCCCCGGAAGTGGTTCTTCCGAGGCGCGTCCGAATCGCAAAAGTCGGTGTGGTGATTTACTGCCCTTGATGGGTACCCCATGTCAAGGCCGCGATTTTGCCGCAAGTATGGCGCGATGCAGCTGCGGGCTCCAGGCATAGCGCGCCGCTTCGTCGAATACGTCACGCCGACGCTGCGGTCCGCGAGCGCCTTTGGCTTCGGCGCTGATGCCGAGCTCAACGGCGATCGTATCGAGACATTCGCGGAAACGAGAGCCAAGCGCCTTCTGCTCGATGCGACCGACGCGGCCCAGTAGCACCAGCACCTTGCCGAGGCTATATTTATCACCGAGCACCCAGGTAACAATCCGATCGCCGACGATGCCAAGTGCCTGGCGGATCTGATTGAGCCTGTCCTGCGCCGCCAGCCGCGCATCAGTGTCTTGCATCGGCAGGTGACCACAATCGATCACAGGCGCCGTGGGATCGATGCCGCTGGCGTAACCGATCTCCGCGCGTTCGTAAAAACCTTGCCAGAGACGCGCGGCCCGCAAGCGCGACATCGTTTGCGCTGCGTCGCCGAGTTGGCCACGCTGCGCCATCTGTCCGACCGGGTCATCACGCAGATTGACTATTTTGGCGCGGACTTCGCCGTTGGCGGAATGCGGATCAGGAACGTAATGCACGCCAAGATCATCGCGGCCGTTGACGTAAGGCACACGGCGTTCGACGACGTCGGCGAGCGCCTTGTCCAGCGTCTTCTCGGCATGGCGTATTTGTTTGTTGCGTTTGCGTCTCTGATCGGCGTCAGAGGCGTTGCGCGCCGCCGCAGCGTCCAAGCGCGCGGCAACCTCATCAATCTTGCCCTCCGGAACCGACGCTCGCTCAACCGGCTTTGAGGCAGGCGAGATTTTCACAACGCTTCGCCGCACGTTTTCAGGTTTAGGAGCATCAGGCGGAAATTTCGCACGGGCGAGCCATGGCCGCGGCGGAATGATCTCACCCGTTTTGGTCTTGCCGCCGAGGCAGAGCAGCATGCGCGTCTCGGTCTTGGTGCCACGATGATGCTTGAGCCAAGCCTGCCACTCAGGCGAACCCGGATGGATCTCCACCATCGCTGCTGGTTTCTTTGCTTCGCTCATTCGCCGTTTCCTTCTTGGTCTTCGCTTTTCGGACGAACGCCCACGCATCGGCAAGTTGGTGGCAAGTTGCCACCGACTTCGCTTTAGGGCGGGTCGGTCTTGTGCTTGGCGATGAAGGCCTGGATTGCAGGCGAAAGCCGAAACCATTCGCGCCGGACGCGGTCGGCCTTAAAGGATTGATGCAGCGCTTTCTCGTCGGAGCGCGTGCCGTTAATGGTGAGCAGGATCTGCAGTTCTGCAGACGATCCGGTTGCCAACGAACGAATGCGTTTTTCGACATCGATGCTGAAGCCGATCTTCACCAATCCATCGCCCGCCGTGATGAAATAGATTTGCGGACCATGCGGCAATCCGACCAACTCCGGCAGAGGCCAATCAAAGGCAATGCCGGATTTGCCGACCATCGCATTCAGCGAGTGTGAAATCGGCTCAACGAGAAATCCACGGTAGAGCGCCGCCAGGATGAAAACGCCATTGCTAACATAAGCCGTATCTCGGTTTGGATTATTTGAACTCCGCGACCAACTCTCCGCTAGATGCTTCAAATTGTAACTATTGCGCTGCTTGATCCTTTTCACGCGCGATGGCGGAACTAGATCGAGATAGGAAATTGCCGCCTGAAACTGATGCTCGTGGCCGCCGGCAAGCAATTCGGCACGCGATGCCTCAAATTGCTCGAGAGGCGGATGCACTCGCGAATTCGCTTTGAAGCCGCCGCGGTAACCGTGCTCACAGAGATCTGGCTCGACCTCCAAAATCGAGCGAAGAGCGGATCGAATAACCTCTGAGGTCATTTTAGCAGCCATCTTTGCAAACTCTCCCAAACAGAAACGCTCCCAAGCCAACTCTCCCAACACTTAAGCACTTGAAACAAAAGAACTTCACGATACAAATGGGACAGTTGGGATAGTTTAGTCCTCTTGATTTCTCGTGCGCGCATATGTGCGCGCGCGCTACCTGAGTCGTCATACGCACAAACCCTCCCAAAAACGCAACGCTCCCATCGCCAACAATTTCAACGGGTTATGGAGTGCCTATTTGCTCAATTATGGGAGGGTTGGGAGCGTTCATTCAAAAACCTGATCGTGTGCCATGTCCTCAGCCTCGGCCAAATGAAGCGGTTTGCCATCGTGGTCGACGAAGTCATTCACCGATTTGATCAGTTCCACGTCGAGCCACCACATCACGTTTGATTGCTTCGAGACGTAGCCTCGCTCCGCGAGCGCGCGGCCGAGTCCAGTCGCGGTCCACTCGCGCGCGCCAGTTGCGCCGGACGCTTTCGCCCAGGCATTGAACAGCTTGTGCATCTCGCTCGATTGGACACGCTTGCCAGGAGCCGCGCAAACGCAGACGCCAAGAAAGCGGCCGAGCGGATCAGAATCCTCACGATATTTTTCAGTCGCTGCAGTAACCGTCTCCGGCCAAATTAGACCGTTCTCGACCCAATCCCGCAAACCATCAAGGAGACGATTGAAGATGCCGGAACCTTCTCGCTTCAGCTTTTCAAGTAGGAGCTGGTCGCGCTGTTCCTGCGGGATTTTGACAATCCATGGCACAATTCGGACTCGTGCCCAGATGCCATCATCCGTGCCGATGATCTTCGGTTGGTAGTTGCCGAACATCGTGAGCTTGAACTGCGGCACGAAGGAAAAGAACTCGCGATTGAGATGGCGCGCGTCGATCATGTCGCCGCCGGTGACCGCCTTAATCAACGCCTCCGCAAGCTTCGCGCCCTTGTCAGGCTCCGAGGTGCGCAGCATGCGCACGCCAGGAAGCTTGGCCAGCTGAGGCGTCGCCTGTCCGCCGCTCTGTGATCTGCCATGATCGAGGAAAGTCTCGATCTGCGTATTGCCGGCATAACCGCCGGCGACGAACGCCCAAGCCTCGAGCAAAGTGGATTTACCGTTGCGGCCCTTGCCCCACCAAAAACACATCTTGTGCTCGCCGATCTCGCCGGTGAGCGACATGCCGCCCCACTGATGGAGAAACCGACGCATTATGGCGTCTTGCTGCACTTCGCTGAGAAAACGGTCATAGAGCGGGCAATCAGCGTCAGGGTTGTATTCGACAGGGCAAATCTTGGTGATCAGATCGGACGCGCGGTGCGGGCCGAATTCAATGCAATCGCCATCGCCGTTATTTCGTCGCACCGTAAGCGTCCCGTTGAGCACGTTAATGCGCATCGGGTCGGCATCGAGAGCTTGCACTGGGATGGTCAAATATGGCGCAGCCAAGCCTGGTCGCTCGCGGTTGTCGCGGGCAATGCAGTTCAATTTTCCAGCGCTCTCGCTATCGCGCCCCCATTGGCGGATCGCATCCGACCACATCCAGGCTTCCTTGGCTTTGGTCGCCGGTTTCACTTCAAAATCGTCATCGCTTTCGGCGATCGCGGCGGCCTCATCCTGTATAGCGCGGATCGTGCGATGCACGGCAGCCTCCGCTAAACTGCCGGCGCCGTCGCGAGACCAGCGTTTGCCGTCCCACGCCAGCCAACCGATGACCGAACACCACATGAACTTGCCGCGGTAGCGCTCGACGAAGCGCTCGGCATTACCGAGATCAGTGAGCGGCCGGCGGGCACACCGCAGATTGAGTTCGGCCGGATCCTCTTCGTCCCGGTCGCCTTCGCTGTCCTTTCTGACAGAACTGCTTTTCGAAAACCCTCCCATTTGGGAGGGTTGACTATTATTTCGTAGCGCTTCTGCGCCAACAGGCGCGACAAAAGGCGCGGCCACCGCGGGAGGGTTTTTGCTCTCATCGGAAAAGGAGGAAGATCGAGCGGTGCGCGCCTGGCGGCGCGCCGGTTTTTTCGCGGCGCGCTCCGCGCGCGGGATCTCCGGAGGCTCGACCGGCGCCGCGGCATCGATGATGGCAGCGGCACGTTCGAGACCGCCTGGTACGCGCACCAGGTCGTTGAAGTCGGCGCCGTCAGGTGCCCAAGCGACGCGAATGGCTCTGAGGGGCACAGGTCCGCCGTCCCTTCACGCTGCCATTCGGGCGCTGGCGCGGGCTAACGCGCATTGCGTAGTGAAGCGATCGCTGTCGCCGTCGCCAAGGAGCACTAGATCGGTCACGCTTTCGGGAATGGCGATCGCGCTCGAGTCCGGATCCGGGGCAGGCCCGGGCACGCGCTGCACGCGGCCGCCTGCAGTCTTGAGGCTTGGATGCGGCACTGTCTCAGCCGCCCGTCCGCCCATGTTCCCGAGATCAACCGCCGACCAGAATGCGGTGCGCGTGAGATCCCGGCCGGCGCGCTCGAGCGCCAGCCAAACCGACAGCACGGTCTCGATTCCTTCGCCAATGAAGAGCTGCACAGGATCCTTGACGGCCACGAGCTCGATGCGATTGCCGGCCTTCGAGCCGCGGACCTTTTTCGCCGGCAATGCGTCGCCGGTCTCCGGATCCTTGATCAGCGCCTTGCCGTTCGGTCGGGAAAGATCGAGCCAGGTGGTGTGCAGCGCGCGGAACTTGCCTTCAGCGTCAACGATCGGCGCCAGCATGGCCGGTCCGCGGTGCACTACGGCCGCGTCGCGTGAGCCGCTGGCATAGTAGGGCATGTCGGGAATACAGCGCAGGCGGCAGCCTGGCGGGAGCTGCAGGCCCCTCAGGCGCAGGTACTCCTCGACCGGCGCGATCGGCATGTCGGCCGCGCGCTTCCAGATCTCATAGATGGTCCCGCGTTCGCGTTCGCGGAATTGATTGTTGGCCTGTTCGGTTTTTTGCCGTGCGGCCGCACGTTCCTGCTCGCGCGCTGCGGCGGTGACCGGATCGATCTCTTGCGCGCCGCCGAGCCAGTCGATCGCCGCCTTGAAGTCGATCTGCTCGACGAGCTGCACCAATTTAATGACGTCTCCGCCCTGATTGCATCCTGCGCACGCGAAACCGTCAGCATCGCATTCAAACTTGGTTGCTTTCCTCGAGGTGCGATTCGTCGAGCAGATTGGACATGGTCCGATCAGCTTCTTGCCGTGCTTTCGCAACGTCACCCACTTGCCGGCGACCTGATCGCAGGGATTGCGGGCTTTCAGATCGGCAAGGGCGGCTTCGGAGATCATGATTTGTCACCGATCATCATCAAATTTGCCGATGGAATGAGCCGTGATTTCGCATACCAGCGCATGTCGTATCCCTGCCGCTCGGCTGCATCGTACAAGGACGGCGGCAGCACGACCGGCTGATAGTCAGACGGCAATGGATATTGCTTGCGGGCTTCGGTGTCTTTGGCTACCGCTGGCGGTTTCAGCCTATAGCGATATGGGATCATCGTCGCCGGCGGCGATTTGCGGATGATGCGGCCGCAATCGACCGCTTTATTGAGCGCTGCCGCGACCGTGCAGCGTTTGGCGCCGAGCGCCTTGGCGATCTCGATCGCCGTCAGGCCGTCGAGATTGTCGGCAAGCAGCGCATAGATCTTGGCGCGTGTGAGTCTCATGCGTTTGAATTCTTCCGCAGTCTCTTTCGCAATCGCCTGACACGACGTTTGTGCTTGCAGCGCCTTGATTTGCCCTTCATGCGGCTTTCTCCGTCTTGCGGCCCTTGAGGCGATCGAGGATGTCGCGATCGGCAACGACGCGATCGATCAGCTTGGCGCAAGCGCGCAGTTCCTGTGCCCGTTTGAGCTGCGGCTGATAGCGATAGGTGCGGAGCGGCGGCGATGTCAGTGTGTTCATCACCAGGGCGTCTTGCGAAGACTCGATGCGCTCGGCTTCTGATAATGCGGCGTCGCGCATACGCGCGAACGTCATCGGCAGGCACGCCGGCGCCTTGTCGCCTTCATCCCAGGCCAGCCCGCAGCGTTCGCATTCCCAGCCCGTTGAGAGCTGTTGGGCGACGCAGACGACGGCAGGTTTCTCTTCACTCATACGCGATTGCCCATCCGTAGATCTCTTGCGCGGCATTCTGATAGGCGGCAGCGCGAGCCTTGGCAGCACCATAATCTGCGCCAGGGAACTGCTCTGACTTCTCCTGTTTCTGACTCAGCCAATCGCCGGCGCGGTAAAAAGCTAGTCGGGTCGCGGTGTCGGCGATCTTGGCTTCTCGCTCAGAAAGGTTTTCAAGCAATGTGCGATCGTCATCTGCTCGGCTCATGCGCTGCGCGCCTCTCTGGCATTGCCGTCGATGATGTGAACCTCGATCGGCTGATCGGGATAGAAGACGCCGGCGCCTTGTCGCCTTCATCCCAGGCGAGCCCGCAGCGTTCGCATTCCCAGCCGGAGGCGAGCTGCTGGGCGACGCAGACGACGGTCGGTGTTGTTTGATCGGACATCCTAAGCCTTCATGGTATTGGCAGCCGAAACGTGTTCAAGCATTTCGGGCGGCATTACTCGATCACGGTTTTTCTGATCGGCTTCGTCAGCTAGCTCGCGCAACATGGGCGCGACCCATTCAAGCCCCGTCGTCTTGCCGAGATATTCCGGCGACCGATGCTGCTTGTCGTAGACATCAGCGAGGCCCCGCGCGTCCTTCGCCCCAACCATCAGGACGGATGTGTGGATGCTCATCATCACGCGCCAGCCTTTCGCTTCGATCCAAGTCAAACCAATCGTTAGGCTCGCGCCTTCTGGCGCGTTCATGCAGGCATCGCCGAATTTACGGAAAGCCTTTTTCGGGTTCATGCGCTGCGCGCCTCTCTGGCATTGCCGTCGATGATGTGAACCTCGATCGGCTGTTCGGGATAGAAGACGCCGGCGCGGACGAACCACTCTTCGACCTCGCGCTGGATGGTCTTGCGTGCCTGTTCGAAGGAGAGCGCCGGCCTAAAGCTCCAGTGACATTCCGGCAGCCGCAGCGAGAAGATCGCCCGCACCTTGCTGCCGTTGTGCACCGACACTTCGCCGACGATCACCTCGCCGAGCCGCACCAGCTCGCGATCGAATTCGCCGCGGGTGAAGGTGAGGATGGGAGTCATACGCTCGACCCTCCCTGCTCACGATGCGTCTTGCCGTGGGCGAATGGAAGTTTCAGCACCTCCGGAAACAGCTGGCGCAATTCGTGCAGCGTCGGCTCTTGCTTGTTCGGCTCCCATTCGGCCGCCCTGCCGCAGAGCTGGTCGGCGATCAGCCACCAGCTCGGGACCATTGTCTCCGAGTCCAATGCTTCTCGGATGTGGTCGGCAAAGCGGTGGAGAAGTTTCTCGCACTCGATCAGGTCGCGGCGGTCATCCTCGCGGCCGTCCTCGAGCACGCCGCCCTTGGTGACCGGGTGCTTGATCATTTCGACCAGGATGCGGCGATCGTCGATCGACAGCCTGGCGCCGGCCCAGGCCAGGCATTTGCGCAAGTTGGAATTCTCCAGCTCAGCGAGATCGCAGCATTCGGGCGAGGGATGCGTGGTCATGTGCCGACCTTCGGCCCTTCGGAACCGTCGTTTTCATACCAAGTAAACTCGCCATCCTCGCCGATCGGGAAATGGGCGCGGCAGATGGTGCAGAATGTGCCGTTATAGAAATAAGGATCGCGGGCGTATGTCTCGGCGAGATCGTGGCTCATTCTGGTGATCTTGCCGCACTTCAAATGCCGATAAGCATCGCGTACTGGCCTCACGAAACCCTTGGCCCGCTCCGCACGCGTCAAAACGATGTAGCCCTTTTGTTGGCCGGTCGCAGGGTTGATCTCGCGATGATCTTCGGTCACAGGACCCCCGCCCGCTAGCTCGCGCGCCGAACGATCAACCGGGATGGCCTCGGCGGCTTTCCGCTTTGCTATCTCCCATTTTGCATACGCTACGGAAACAATCTTATCTGCTTCGTATAAGGCCATCCTGGCCTGTTCTTTCAACAAGACTGCCCTATCGTAGTCCCACTGCGCTCGCTCGAGCTCGGTTGTTGATTGCTCGGGAAGACTGTCGCCGTGGCCCATTGTTGTTTCCTCAGTGGACAGTGTCGCGGACTTCTCTCATCTGCTTAAGCAGATACTCCGAAATTCCATGTTCGCTCATCTCTCGGATGGTCGCCCACGACATGTCGATTATCAGGACCTTGTCGTCCATCGCGACGGCGAACTTGACCTTAGGCCGCGATCGCGCCGCGGCGATTTTGCCGCCCATGTCGTCGGCAATTTTCTCGCCTCGTTCGGCTCGCTTGAGCAGCTCCGCAATATGATTTGCTTGCTGCCGCAGAACGCGAAGGGGTGAGCGCGCCGTGGTCATCGCTGCGGCTCCGCTTCGCGCGGCGCCGGCAGCGGCGGCGAACAATCGCGCTCGAATTTCATTCCTGCGAGTGCCGCATCGACCAGGCCCATGCGGAAGAAGCCGCCGGCGAGTGGATCGACCTGTTGCGCGATCTCGCGCGCGGCCGCCTCGCGGCGGGCCTTATCGATATCGACGGGCACGCTCATTCCGCCGCCTCCGTTTCCGTTTTTGCTGCCGCCGCCGATGCCTCTTCCAATTCGACGCGCCAGGCGGCGCAGAGATCGGTGTGCAGCTGCGCGATTTTTTTCTTATGGCCGTCGTCGCGCTCGCGGGCGTAGCCGCACAGTGCTTGCGCCAGCGCGCGGCCCATCTCGGCCATGGTCTTGTCTTGCTCCGGAGTGCTCACGATCGGATCTCCGGGAAGCCATTGTATTCCTTCTGGCGAAGCTGATGCTCTAATTTGGCGACGGCCATGATCGTCGGCTTCAGTTCGCTCGGCGCGTCGTCATAGCCGCGACCGAAACGCCCACTCAGCCGCGGTAGCACAGCGCGCGGTATAAGCTCCCAATTCGATGGATCAGTGTTGAGACGATCGCCCTTGCATTTAAGGGCCATGCGATCGGGCACCGGACCGTGCTTCTGCTCCCAAAGCCAGCGGTGCTTAAGAACATATCGACGCTCAAAGCCCGTGTGAGGATTGGTCTGCTTGACGCTGATCTCGACGTAGCCTTCTTTCGAAACGCGCTCGTGTCCGAGATACCTCGTATTGGCTGGCAGACCGCCTTTCTTGAACTGCGTGCGGGCAGAGTTCGCGTTGTATGGTCTCTTCTTGCCTGTGTTCCATGGAACAAGGCCTTTCTGAAACCGGCCGTCGCGTCCATTCAACCATCCTTTTCGCCAACAGAGAGATTTGATGTTGTCGAGCGACACATCCCTGCGCCTAAATCTCTTGACGAACGCAGCGTGCAGCGCGGCCCTTGGCATTTTTCTATTGCGCCTTACGAAGGCGAGCTGGCGCGCGGTGTATTGGATATCATTCCCTTTCATTGGCGCTTGCCCGCAATCAGGCGCGGACGACCCTCTATCTGCGGCAGATACTCCATTGGATCGTGACCGCGCTCGGAAACCAATTTTGCCGCCGCTAACTGTACGGTCGCGTTCCGGATGATTTGATCCGCGACCGCAACGATGGCGCCGCCACGTGTGACCTCTTTTTCGATTTGCTCTGGCGTCAACGCTTCGTCGGACAGCCGCTCCATCTGTGCGAACAGATGATCGTTGAGGTCTGTAAGCTTGTTTTTCATGCCGCCTCCCGCAGCGTAATCTTGTCGCCATGCCCATCCCAAAGCGGACCGCGATCGACAGTCTCGAAGAGCGTGGCGTAGCGCGGCGCCGGGACGTGCTTAGCGAACAGATCAAAGAAGCTTTGCGGCTTGCGGGAGTGCACTTTGTCAGACGGCCAGTCGTAATCGGTGCGCGGGAACGTCTCGATGACCGACTTGCCGCGGCGAGCGATGATGACGTGTTCGGTGGTGCCGCGCGCCACCTGGCCGCGGCCGAGTTTGCTCTTGCGCCAGGTCAGAATCGTCGTCGGTTTCAACTCGAGCGCGTTGAACACATGCAATTGATGGCCGAGTGCCAGATGATAGTTCGTGATCCAGACGGCGACCGTGCAATCTCTGTGCAGCAGCGGCACGATCGACAGCGCGCAAAACTCTGCGATCTCATTCATCGACATCGTCGCATAGGGATAGTAGCCGCGCGCCAGGCGTTCGGGATCGTCGTCGTCGGGCTCGGCCGCCCAGGGAAAATCAATGACCATGCCGCGATAGGGACCGTTGCCGGGCAGCGGCGGCGGTTCCTTGCGGATCTGCTCGGCCGCCTTCATTGTCTGCAGCCGCTTGAACGGGCCGTCAACGCGGCCCGACTTGTCCATGTCGGCTTTGAGCTTGCCGAACTTGGCGGGCTCTTTCTCTGCCGCCTCGACGATCGCCTCGGCCTTCTCTAGCGTGCGCGCGCCCTTGCCCGTCGCCCTGGCGATCTTGGCTACCGCGCGACCCTTCTCGGCTTCAACACTTGGCGCAACTTGCGCGGAGTGTTCGGCCTTGCGACCGGGCGCAGTTCCACCGTGCTCTTGCTGCCGTTTCTTGGACGCCACCTCCAGCCGCGGCCGCAGCTCGCGGGCGATGGCGACCGCTTCCGACGGCGTGAAATTCTTGCGCAGCGTCGGATCGTTCTCCGCCCATTCGCCGGCGACTATGTCCTCGAGCGGCACGACGTGAACCGGGATCGGCTGCTCGCGGAAGTTCGAGAGCTGCCAGGCCTTGAGCCGGCGCTCGCCGGCGATCAGTCTGTTCTTTTGATCGACGACGATCGGGTGCAACAACCCGCGCTCGTTGATGTCGCGGGCGAGCGCCGTTATGTCGCCCATCTCCTTGCGATGGCGGTTGCCGACCTTGACCTCGGAGATGCGACGATATGATTGCATCGCGTCGGCGTTCATCACGTCACCCTTTCTGGCGCATTGTCATGCGCCCTGGCCAGGATGGCACCGCTGTCGCTGCGGGCGATCGGCATCAGATGGCCGACCACGCCTTCCCAAACCGCGGCGCCAGGTTCGTCATAGCAACGCCGGCGATAGAGCACGCGATCGATGGCGTGAAGGAGCGCCGGCGCGCCGTTGTCGAGCAGATGGCTGATGCCGGCGCTGTCGATGATCGCCGCCTCGAGGCGGCCCTGCAGCGCCTCGCAGCGTTGCCGGCGCGTCGTCAGATCGCCGAGCGGACGGCAGAGGATTTCCTGGGCGAACGTGACGATCTCTTGCAGGAGGCCGGAGGCTTCGAAGGGGGTCATCCGTCACCCCCGATCTGATCAAACAACGGCGCTGCCGAGAAATCGCTTTCGACTAATTCGACGGTGATTCCGTAAGGCGCACGGCACACAACCCACCGATCTAACGATCGGGGCGCTGGTTCGCTGATTTGAGTTTTTGCTAACTTATAGATGGCAAAGCCGTTCTCGCACGTCAGAACGATCATGCCATCATCGCGAATCGAGATGCCAGGAAAGCGAAGCGCGCATGGATCGATGCTTGCGTATTCTGGCCATCGCTGCGCCACATAAATGATCTGGCGTTCATCCTTGATCGTAGATCGAAATATGATTGGCTCTATCGCAACATCCTGAGACAACTCTTCTTTGCTCATCGCGTCTTCTTTGCTCATCGCGGCGCCCCCGCAATCTAGGCAAGCCCATAGACGGCAACGCCGAGCACCGGCCCGATGATCAAAGACGCGGCACGGATGTAGAGATCGGCGGCGCCGGAGGCGATGTGATCGAGGAGCTGCGCGGTCATGTTCCCAGGTGCTCGAATTTTGAAGGCGCGGGCATTTCTCGCTTGACCATCCGCAGCGTCTTCGGATCGAGATCAAAAATCGGGCGCTGGCGTTGCTCGAAAAAATCAATCTCATGGGCGACGCCGGTCGATTGCTCCCAGCCATCCATGTGGGCGATGATCAGGACGCGGCAGACGTGCAGCATCGCCGCATCAAGATCGAGCCAGAATGTTTGATCGAGCGGGTCCATGTTGGCGTGAACCGCGATCGGATGAGAATGCGCGATCGGCGAATAGACGTGAACGCCGGCCTGGATCAGCCGGCCGGCGAGCTTGCAGGCGTCAATGAAGGCGCGCTCGATGCCCTCTGAATATTTGGTGTAGGGCGTCGCGAGATAGGCGAGCGTATGCGAGCTCATGACCGGCGCTCCCACTCGGCGCTCCAGATCGCGTAACCCCAAAAGATCGGCCAGCCGATGATCGCCGCTATGACGGCGAGCAGCACTTCCGGCCAACCTGGGCGTTCGCGATTAACGCCATTGGCGACGGCGCCGATCAGAAACAGGACGGCGCCGACAATCAGATAGATGGCGAGCGATTGCGTCACGACCAAAGCTCCGCGTCATCCGGCGTAATCGAGGCGAGCCACGCGCCGAACAACGCGCCGAGCATGACGATGGCGAAGATAAGAAGGAGAACGGTCATAGAATCCCCCATTGCTCGCGTCGGACCGGACGCGGGACACGCAAAGCAACAACAACAAACTGGCTTACGCGGAGAGGAACTGAGAGAAAGAGGCGCCCCTAGAGCGCCTCGCCGATGATCTCGCGATGCAACGCACCGAACTTTTCGCCGTCACCAATGACGTCGCCGATCAGCGCCACGATCCACCAGCGCTCGCCCTTCCATTTTGGAGGAAGCAACGTGGCGTGCAGAGTGCCGCCATGGCAGAGATTGAGCGGACCGGAAGCCCTGTGGACTACGCCAGGCGCGGCGGCTTCGATCTTCTTGCCGCCGTTAGACGGCATGCCTTTTTCATCCGATCGCCAAAAAGCGATCTTGGCGCCATCGCGGCGTAGCGTAGCGAGCCGCTGCCGTAAACCGTCTGGCCACTTCGATGCGAAAGCATCGATGGTGGACAGCCAATATTCTTCGTAGCCGGAGCCGTAGCCGTAGCCGGAGCCGTCGCCGTAGCCGTAGCCGGAGCCGTCGCCGGAGCCGTCGCCGTAGCCGGAGCCGTAGCCGGAGCCGGAGCCGGAGCCGGAGCCGGAGCCGTCGCCGTAGCCGGAGCCGTCGCCGGAGCCGGAGCCGTAGCCGGAGCCGGAGCCGTCGCCGTAGCCGTAGCCGGAGCCGTCGCCGGAGCCGGAGCCGTAGCCGGAGCCGTAGCCGGAGCCGTAGCCGGAGCCGTCGCCGGAGCCGTCGCCGGAGCCGTAGCCGGAGCCGTAGCCGGAGCCGTAGCCGGAGCCGTAGCCGGAGCCGTCGCCGGAGCCGTCGCCGGAGCCGTAGCCGGAGCCGTAGCCGGAGCCGTCGCCGTAGCCGGAGCCGTCGCCGGAGCCGGAGCGATCAAACAAAATGGCGTCCGGGACTTTGCCCCGGACGACTTCTGCCGGCGACACTATTTCCATGGCGCCGCCTCCCACGCCTTCACCGCCTCGTCACTGACGAGTGAGACGCTGGTGATATTGCGGAGCTGAATGTCGACCGCTGGACCGACGCGGCAGGATTTGTTCGGGCCCGTCGCCGCAAGGCCGGCGAAGCCTTTCACGTCGGCGGACCAATACAGACAATTGCGCCCGGCGCGCAGGGCAATCGTTTCGCCGTCGATATCGGTCGCGTAGCCAAAAAATACGCCGCGATGCGTCGTGGTCACCAGGACGGCCTTCTCGGCTTTGTGCTTGCTGCGGTGAGGATGATTAATCATGCTGATTGCTCCGCCCCAGAGAGCCCGCGAGGCGCCGGGTATTTGATGAAACGGGATGCGAGCTGCTCGCCCGAAAGCGTCAGGGCGTAATAGGGGCCTTGCAGCGACGGCTGCTCATCGGGCGATTGCCGATACCAGATCTCGACTATGCCGCGGCGCCAAAGCGGAAGCGCAGATGTGCGCTGGCCAGTCTTGAGCGTTATCGCGCGGCCGTAGCCGCCCCACGCCAGGAGCGATCGCAAGATGGCGATCTGAAAGCGGTCGAGGCGCGAGCGATCGCTCATGCGGCCCACCGCGAAACGGATCGGGCGACGGCGGGGCACATAGCGCGATTACGCGCCCTTCCCGACGGAGGCGGCCGCGAGGCAGGCCCCCGTGTATTTGACCCGGGCTCATGGATGCCAAGGCCGCCGCCCGAAGTGAATTGATGCCGCTGATCTCGCCTTTCGGCCGTCAGCGGGAAGGTGCGGAACGCGGTGCGGGATCGGAGCGCGGACCGCCGGATGGAGTCACGGCGCGCGGCTTCGCCGCCTTCACCAACGCGAGCTGTTCGATATCGAATACGCAGCCTTCGATCCGCTTGCCTTCCTTGTCGAGCTTGTCGGGCTCGATTTGAAGCCGCACGCAGCCGTTGAGATATTCGAAACGGCCTGTGACAATTCCGGCAAAACCGGAAACTGTGTCCTTCGCCTTGTCGCCGAGTTTGATCGTCATAATTTCTCTCCAAGTTAATCGAGCATTTCGCCCTCGACGACGTGAAGCGCACGCGCAAACAGTTTGCCGCGGCGCTTGCCGTCGATGATGTATTGCGCCCCGCGCTCGCTGCAACCGATCCGCTGCGCCAGGTTGAGCGCCGGCTTGTCCGGCCATAGCGCCCGAACAACTGTTCCAAATCTGTTTTTAGAGAACAGGCGTTCTTTGGGACTTGTTGACGCGCGCACGCGGCGCATTCCTGATTCGCGCATGACGCAACTCCACGCTTACAAAGAACTGGAAACGACAGGCCCGCACCGGCGGGGGGCGACAAGTTCGAAGCCGGCGCGGGCCGTCCCCCGACGCTGGAGGGCAATCGAGCATCAGGGGAAATGATGAGCGAGGCGGTCATTCGGCGGCCGCGGGGTAAAGGTCTGGGCGGAGATCATGTCGAGAAACGCCGGTCATAGCCTCGACTTCCGCCAATCTCTCGGCCGGCACCCGACCGTTTTCCCAGCGCAGGACGGTTGATTTATTCACGCCCAGCAACATCCCGAGTTGCTCAAGCGTGAGATTTGAGCGGTCGCGATATCCTCGGAGGGGGCTGCGAATCATGGAAGGTATTAGTTGCGTATTGCGCAACTTCGGTCAAGCAGCTTGTTGCATCCTTCGCTAACGACGCACAAGCTTCGTGGGGCGTACTGTTGCGTATGGCGAGAAAAACCACGCCGCCCCTGCCGTTCAGGCTGCATTATATTCGCGAATGGGCGGCCAAGCGTGGCATGCGGCAGGCCGATATCGTGCGGGAACTCGATATCGACAAAAGCAACGTTTCACGCTGGTTTAAAGGTCACCTGCCCACGGAAGAAAATATTCTCAGGCTAGCGGCACTCTTTCAATGCGAGGAGCCGGCCGAGCTCTTTCGCCACCCAGATCAAGACTGGATGTTCAGACTATTGCGAGGAAGGTCCATCGATGAGCAGGAACGTATTCGGCGGACAATTGAGGCGGCGTTCCCGCAGCGTAGCGCGGCCTAAGAACGGAGAGGACGAATGAACTGTTGTTGGATCGTCGCCACCGGCGCCGTCGTCTGCGTGGGACTAACGCATTTGGCCGTTGCCCAAACGTCGAATCTCGATGCGCCAATAAGTACCCAACCGACGATGCGATCAGAGATCAAGCGCGGCGAGGCCGTCGCGTTTGATTGCGGATTGCACCACCTCACCGACTATTCGGGCTTCACAGATTGCGTCAGCCGCGCTCTTGATGCAAATGAGCAAAAGCAAAAAAAATCTGATCCATTCGTCTTGGGACTATCAATAGGTGCCCTGGCTCAAGCCGGGATAATGGCCCCTAACGAACACGCCGGTTGGGTAACGGTATGGCGGGATGATGCGGCTTTAGTCCAAAAGAAATATAGGCTTTCAATCAATGATTTATGCAGCGCGTTCGCAATGAAATGTGAGACAGTCAAGCGAATTGTTGGCTTAAAATAGCTTTGCCCTTGTCGAGAATTTCGTTGCGTAATATGCAACATTGTCCTTGAAAGCAGTTGCGTAATATGCAACATCTCTCCCGTCTTTACGCGGGAGAGCATGCCCATGATGGGCCTAACTGACCAACAGCTTCTTACTGAGCCCCAGCAGCTCGCCCTGTTGGCGATGCGGCGCTCGGAGCTATCGGAGGCCGTGCGGGCGGAACTGCGCCAGCGGGGCACGCCAGGACCGTGGGGACGCAATTTCTACGAGCTGGCCCGGATGGGCTACGCCGATCATAACGGCCGCTATCACGTCTTGACGCCGAAGGGCCGCTTTACCGCCGATCGGCTGGCACTCGATACCGCCCGCAAGCTCGGCATGCACGTCGTCACTTACAATTTCGGCCGGCCGGGCAGCGTCGCCAGAGCCTATTGCACCTGCGGCTGGTCGACGTTTCGTTCCCGGGCGGTCGGCAATTACATGGGAATGCTGTCGCGGGATGCGCACTATCACCGGCTGCATGTCGAGAAGCGCGACGCGGCGTTCGAACGCACGGTCGCCGACGTCGGCCGCATCATGGCGGCGGGCTAGGTCATGGGCGAGATCGTTACCAACATCTTGATCGGCGGCTTCCTGATGCTGGCGATATCCCTAAACCTGATCGAGATCATCCACGTGCTGGTGACGCAAGGAATGACGCCATGACCGTTATCTTCTGCATCATCAGCGCTTCGGTCGGCGCTTGCCTGGGCGCCGTGATCATGGCCTGCGTCGCCGCTGGAGCGCGAGCCGATCACAAGCTCGACGACGCTTTCAATCGCAGCCGGGAACGCTATGCCCGCCAATAGGCCGCTTCGCAATCATAGTTCGCTGTTCACGATGCTTGGCGTGATCGCCACCGTGGGCTCGATCATCTTCATTCTGGCGATCGCAGCGGGGATGCATTGATGCGCGCCAAGAAGCCGGCCCCGCTCCGCAATATGATGATGCCAGAAACATTCTACCAAGAGCTTGATCCTGGCATCAGATTCGCCGTGCGCGTGCTGCACGCCGGCGGTTTTGAAACCTGCCAGTCATGCCAAGGCGGCAAAGGCCACGCCTATTTCGAGCCGACCATCGACCTGATCGCGCGGGATGACGACGCGATCGGTTTCGGCGCGCTTGCCACGCTTCGCGATTACGGATTGCCGCTCAATGGCGTCGCGATCGTATGGCCGATTGCCAACGGGCAGCCTTACGAGAAGCTCTGGCGCGTCACCTTCGCCAGGACGATGGAAGCGCGCGCAGATGATCGGCCAATTTTCATTTGCTCCTATCAGGCACAATAATGATCCGCCCACTCCCCAAACGCATCGCCCGCATCGCGCCGATCGGTAGCTTGCTCAAGCATCCGATCAGCATCGCGCCGTTTGCGCATCAGGAACGGATCGGTGACGCATCCTATCTGGCGATGGTGCGGCAGCTTCCGTGCGTTAAGTGCGGGATGGAGCCGTGCGGCGAAGCCGCCCACGTGAGGATCACGTCGGCCGCCTTCCACAAGCGCGGCGGCATAGGGAAGAAGCCGGACGATAGATGGGCGCTCCCGCTCGATCGCGGCTGCCATCAGACAGATCGCGATGCGCTTCATCGGAGCGGCGAGTATCTGTTCTGGCATCAGCTCGGCATCAATCCGCTTCTGATCTGTGAACGGCTCTATGCGCAGCGCGGCGACCTGGTCGCCATGCGGGCGGTCATTCTTTCGGCAATTGCGGAACGAAACAGATGAGCGAAGTCACTGACATGCTTATCCGGCCACAAATGCTGAGACCCACTAAATGTTGACGAGCGGAACCAAATGTCTTTTGTCGCCATTTCCCTACTTCGGTGGCAAGCGATCAATCGCGACTGAGATATGGTCGCGGCTTGGCAACCCGGTGCAATACATCGAACCTTTTTGTGGATCGGCCGCCGTCCTACTCGCCGCGCCGAACCCGGCGTCCCTTGAAGTCATTGGCGACGGCAGCGGCTTCATCGCAAACTTCTGGCGTGCGGTAAAGCATCAAGCCGCGACCGTCGCGGAATGGTCCGATTATCCCGTCTCGCACATCGACCTTGGGGCGCGGCATGTTTGGCTTATGGCGCAGCGCCAGCGCATCGGCGAGGCGATGCAAGACCCAGATTGGCCCGGCGATGCCAAGGTCGCGGGATGGTGGCTGTGGGGCCAATGCTGCTGGATAGGTTCGGGCTGGTGCGATTGGTTCGGCCAAATCCCCCATGCCGGTAACGCCGGGATGGGCGTACAGGCCATCGGCCAAATCCCCCATGCCGGTAACGCCGGGATGGGCGTACAGGCCATCGGCAAAATCCCCCATGCCAGTGACGCCGGGAGGGGCGTACAGGCCATCGGCAAAATCCCCCATGCCACAGTTGACGCCGGGAGGGGCGAAAGCGAATTGCTGACCTCCTGTGGCCGAACGGCGATGGCTTGGCTGCGGCGAATTGCTGACCGGCTGGAGCGTGTTCGGATCGTTCATGGCGATTGGTCGCGCTGCCTCAATAACCACTTCGGCGGCGATGAAACGGGCGTCTTTCTCGACCCGCCATACCGGGCATATGAGCGGCTTTATGGGGCCTCATCGCCTGTCGCCGATGCCGTTGCAACATGGGCCGGAGACAATAGCCACCTTCGGATCGCTCTATGCGGCCACAAAGGCGATTACGACTTGCCGGGATGGGAAACCGTCGAATGGTCGCGTGGCCGTCTGACCTATTCTGGCGGCAAGACAACTGACAGCGAATGCGTTTGGTATTCGCCGCCGTGCTTGCAAATCGCGGACGCGCCAAAGCAGGAATCTTGGCTCGATATGTGGACAAAGCCGTTTCCACACCCGGAGCGGCTATGACCACAAGATGTAGGGCTGTGTGAGACAACCGGATACATGCTTATCCGGTTGCCATACAAAAACGCTGAGACCTACTAGATGTTGATGGATTAACGAAAATGGCGCGGCGCACCAAAGAACAGGATTTATGGCATGAGCGCGGCTTCGCGAGCGGGATAGCCGTGGCGTGCTCGACGATGGTTGGCGTTTGGGGCGAAGAAGTCGCCGCCGAAGAAATATTGCGCGCCGCTGGCCTCACTACGCGCGCCAAAATGAAGGTTCTCGGCGTCGATAATTATGACCTCGATATTCTTCGGCCAATATTTAAGGCGATCCGCGATGGTCGCGCTTGGAAGGCGCTTCGCGACAGCGCCGGAGCGAAGGCGTTATGACCACAAGATGTAGAGCCTCGGGAGTCAACCGGATAAGCATGGTCACTGACATCATCCTCGCCACGCTCGCGGGCGAGCCGGAGGGTCTTACTTCCGCCGAGGTCGCCACGCGCACCGGCATGACCTCGTACAATACGTCGACGAAGCTTTCGAAGCTGGCGGCCTACGGCGTGATCGATAAGCGGCCGGGCGCGACTAGGCGGAATTTCCGTTGGCGGGCGAAGCCAAGATCGTGACCCGTTCGCTGCCCTCACGCGATCAGATCGGCCCCGATACGCCGCTATGGGCTTCTCCACAAGGCTTGCGCCCGGAAATCAAGCGCATCATCGAGGCCCTTGCCAGGGACGCCGTGGCGCGGGAGGATCGGGATCGAGAGGCTAAACGATGATAGATGCAGAGAAAATAACGTGGGCCGAAACGTGGGGCGAGGATGATGGCTGGCATCGGCACCCAAAACGCAACGACTTACCGTTTCCTGAGATGAAGGATGCATACGATGCGGCCTATCGGCGTGGTGAAGAACGTCGCCGTGCCGCCGGGCCATGACCCGCGCTTTCCTGTACGCGCGTTTCTCTAGCGACCTTCAAGACGATCGCTCGATCGACGATCAACACGCCGGCAACCGCGCCTATTGCGCGCGGAAGGATTATCAGATCGACCGCATCTTTGCCGATCGCGCCATTTCCGGCGCTTCGATCGTCAATCGCCCGGACTATCTGCGCATGGTGGCATTGGCGGCCGCCGGCGAGTGCGACGTCATCGTGGCGGAAGACTTGGATCGCCTGTCGCGCAACCTCGGCGACGTCGCCAAACTCTACGAGCAGATGACTTTCACCGGCGTGGCGATCGAGACGGTCGGCGACGGATTGATCAACGAGATGCACGTCGGGCTCAAGGGCACGATGAATGCGTTGTTTCTGAAAAATCTCGTTGTCAAGATTCGCCGCGGCATGGCGGGCGTGATCCGCGACGGTCGCCATCCTGGCGGCCTGGCCTATGGCTACCGGCCGATCGCCGGCAAGCCTGGCGAGCTTGAGATCGAACCGCAGGAAGCCGGCATCGTGCGCCGCATCTTCCGCGAATATGCCGACGGCCGGGCACCGCGCGCGATCGCGGCGCAGCTCAATGCCGAAGGCGTCCCCGCTCCACGCAAGAGTTACTGGCTCGCCTCGACCATCAACGGCCACAACAAACGCAAGAGCGGGATCCTGCAGAACGAGCTCTATGCCGGGCGGCTTGTCTGGAACCGCGTGCGCATGGTGAAGAATCCGGCGACCGGCAAGCGGCTGTCGCGGCCGTTGCCGGAGAGTGAATGGCAACGTAGCGATGCGCCGCATCTGCGCATCGTCGACGATGACCTGTTCGACCAGGTGCAGCGACGGCGCGCAGAGCGGGCAGTTGCGCCGCGCAATATGCGCGCGACGCCGAAGCGTATTCTCTCCGGGCTCCTTCGCTGCGGCGCCTGCGGCGCCGGCATGTCGAAAAAGGACGTCGACCACGGCCGCCCGCGCATCGTCTGCACGCGCATGCGCGAGGCGGCGAGCTGCTCCAATCGCCGGTCCTACTATCTCGACGACATCGAGCGCACGGTGGTCGGCGGCTTGCGCGAGGAGCTCGGCACGCGGGAAGCGGTGGCCTATTTCGTGCGCTGCTATAACGAGGAGCGGCGCAAGCGCGACGTCGGCGGGCAAACCCGACGCCAAGCGCTCGAGCGCGAGCTCGCTACCCTCGATCGACAGCTCGAGCGCGCCGTCAGGGCCATTATCGATGGGCGGATCACGGAAGCCGAGGCGGCTGTCCACCTGCCGGCGCTGCGGGCGCGGAGGGCTGCGCTGGCGGCCGAGCTGGCGGCACTCGGGATCCCGCCGACCGTCATTGCGCTCCGCCCGGCCGCGGTCGAAACTTACGTTGCCGACCTGGCGCGCCTCGAGGAGACGCTTAACGCCGGGTTAACCCAGGGCGTCGATGCGGCCGCCAATGCCATCCGCGCCATGATCGAGACGGTGACCATCCAGCCGGCGGCAAGAGGGATCGCACCCCGGATCGTGGTGCGCGGGGAACTCGGCGGCCTGCTCGGGCTCGATCCGTTCCAGATGGCGCACCATTCGGGCGGGGAGCTGGTAGCGGAGGAGGGACTCGAACCCCCGACACACGGATTATGATTCCGCTGCTCTAACCAGCTGAGCTACTCCGCCATCTACTTGAAAGGGCAATCTTTTTTATCGACAGCCACAACATGAAATAG